CCCACCACAACGATCATAGTCCGCAAATGCTTTCGCAAATGACAGAGAACCATCGAAGTGTTGAGTTTTCCGAGGGGGTTAATCCCTCCTCTCAGGATTGCAGCAACCTGACATCTCAAGCTGCCACGGTTAAGACCTCTCATCAATGGTCAGTGCTTCTCGGTTTACCCGAGATGACTGGCATCTGCAACTTCCCTTCCTGGGAAAAAAGCAGTATGAGAGAGGCTTATGAGGAGATTCATCTACTCCTTATCCGTGAGACCATTGGAACTCCTTCAGACCTAACCATCATTGACGCCTTTATGAAGGCTCGCCATATAACAACGTGGTATTATAACACACTTATCACATGGCGAGAATCCTTTCAACAAGGTGACTATGGTCTTTCCAATAATATGCTAAGAATCTTGGCTGTGTTTTCTTACGCCGAACATGAGGCTGTGAGAAGCCGGCTCCTTGGCCGTCTATTCGCCCTATCCCAGTTTGGGTTGATGGAGAAGTATCTGAAGTGGAGTACCGCCTATTTCTGGGCTTATACTCTACAACAGAGAGAACTTCCTGAGACTCCTAAGTTCATTGAACAACTAGGATTGCAAGATTCTTGGTCTCTTTTCCCTTCCGCGGAATGGCATGGTACCTTCTCGCCCCCCTTTGTTAAGAAGTGGGGTAGGAAATGGCTTTGCCTTTTTGCTAAAGATCTATACCAGACAAAGAATGCCTCCCTTCCAGTAGATGCGGGGTTTGTTAAAGAAAATCTTGACAAACACAAACGTATCTTAACCGAGCCACATGAGGACCCTATGACTGATAATCAGTATGGGGCCATGTGTAGAGCAATCAAATTTGCTGCTCGAGAAATATTCGGGAAGGTGGATCATTGTCTGAACTCAAAGGAAAAGAAAGTACAACTCATGAGATTTCTAGGCCGTAAGGGCAAAAAAGATCTTTTCGATGAGAATTGGATTAAGACCGTACGTAAGAGTGGGGTGTACGATCATGAACCCCCGAGCCGTCTCCCATCACTCGGGGCCTCCTATGAGGCCTCTCGAAGCGAAGGTGGAGCCCTTTTCGATGTCCTTACGGGTGTTGGAGAAGATTCTGCCTTACCTGAGCCTATGGAGGGATACCTTTATGCTTTTTCAAGCTACAGAGGTGGACCAAAGGAGGAGGTCAGGACCTATCGAGACCCACAATTATATCGTGAGGCTGAGATTCTATCCAGGCGCAAGGCCTGGGTCCAAGGGGAGGTTAAGGCTACAGTTGTTCCTTTACTCGAACCCTTCAAAGTTCGAACTATTACTAAGGGAGATGCTGACTCTTATCACCTTGCTCGCAGATGGCAGAAAGTCATCCACAGTCGCATGCGTAAACACCGGGCCA